TGTCCGCTCCGTTACCGCCCCAGACATAGCACCATGTGCCAGCCTGCCCGGCGGCAAAGTCGGCAAAATCCTTGCCAGTTACCATATAATCACCTCTCAAAATAGATATCCGTTGATTTCAAAAAGCGCTCGGAATCCCCCGGGAACCGAATCAAACCCGACCACCCGCACATTGCGCCAGCCCTTGAGACAGGTGTAGCAGACATACTCCGCATCGTCTATCACGCTGTGGTAATCCGCATCCGTGATGTAGTCCCCGGTGTTGTGGCCGTCAATCGACCATGTGCAAGTGAGGGCTATAATCTCGTCCTTGGTAAGGATGTACGCCCGGTCGCCCACCTTCACTTTTGTGAGCGTTTTGAACTCCTGCGTCTTGTGGTCGGCTATGACCTCACTGTGCTGGGTCAAAAATCTGTGATACCACCCTGCGCTGTCCTTCCGGTTGGCTATGCGCTGGCCGTTGTCCCAGTTGACGTAGTACAAGCCCACATCGATACCCGCGCTGGGGATAATCAGTCGGCCTTTTAACCTGGGCTTTGTGAACATTTCTCCCCGCATTTCCATGTGCCGCCACATGATTTGCATACCCTCTGTTTTTACGTTGACAGGGGGAGCCTGTGCCTGTTTGGCGTGGCAGGGCATAGAGACGAGGATGCAGAGCAGGAGGACAGCGAGGTATTTACGCATCTGTGACCTCCGTTGCCTTGAGGGTGCCGGTGTCGTCTACGGTGATGCGGAATTGCTTGTCGCTGCCGGATGTGGAAGATTTTAGGAGCATGCTGTCCGGTGCCCTGAATGTCAAAAAAAGTCCTTTTGCTGCGTATTGCGTAATCATGTTTGAGCTTACATACAGGATTTCTCCCGTTCGGGAGTTTCCGTCATCAATAACAGCAAAGCCACTAACAGACCAAGAGCCGCTGCCGGCAGTGTTAACCACTTTAGTGAGAAACGCCTTTGCTGACCGATTCCCTACATAAACGAGAGCGTAGAAAACGCCATTCGGCATGTCTTCGCCATTAAGCGCGGTTGTGCTACGCCCATCAGCAGAGAAATACCCCTCTGTTTTGTCATACAAAAGTATTTGAACCACACTGCGCCAAGCCGAAAACCCACCGTTTTTGTATAGTGGGGCCATTTGCGTTATTCCCGTGTAAGGCTCTACCGCGCGTGCAAGTGCCGTCTCCGCTGTGCTCTTGGCGGTATTGGCCGTGGATTGAGCCGTGTTCGCCGTAGTCTGTGCCGTGTTCGCACCCGATATTGCCTCGTTAGCAGTATTCTGCGCAGCCTGTGCCGCAGACAGGGCAGTTGCGGCCTTGGTGTTCGCCGACTCTATCCCGCTCTCAACGCCGTCCGGCAGGAGGGACTTGTCCAGCTTCTTGGCCTGGTACTTCTTCGTCGTGACGGTTTTGGCTTGGGATACGGATACGCTCGACAAATTTGGATAGGTTTGCTCAACTTGCATTCCACGACCAAAATCCGCGATAATGTACATCGCGTCAAACGGAATGTTTGTTAGGGCACCGTTATTAACTAAATTGATCTCGTCTCCATCTATTACAAGCCTGTAGCTTTTCGCATCGTCATACCCGGAATAACCTTCGGTCGGTGTCAAACTGTAAGCATATGTACCTGTGCCCCCAACATCTTGCCCGTCAACGAGGTCGCCGCTGGCAATCTGCTGAGAATCCTCATAAATTACAATATGCCCGCCAACATATTTTCCGTGCGCCAGTACAGATATTGGTGTCCCTCTTAAGACGGCCACAATAGCATCATCAGGAGCGTTTGTAATTCCAATTATTTTATCCATAAATTATGATCCGAAAAAAGGTATAAGATAGGTAATGTCTTTAGCTGCGGTCTGCGTAGTCTCTCCGTCAAGCGTTACATTGTAAGTATCGCCATCGGAAAAACCGTTGAACGTGTCGCTTACACTTACCGTTGTATCTCCGGCCACGATAGTGGCAGTCAATAACGTTTCTTCGCTGGTGGATATCTCTGTGCCAAGATAAAACTTATACGCCGGGAGCATCTTAATGACCATTGCCCGCAGGCTGGTCAGGATGGCCTTGATGTGATTGGTGGTCAAGGTTAGTTACCTCCGGATGTGTTGCCGACTTTGATACTTTGCCATTTGATTCGCTTAGCCACGCCGTTCACTATAACAAGGATATCCGCATTTTCGGGGATTTCCGTTATTTCTTCCAAATCTGCCACGTCTCTAAACTCAATCGCCATATAAATTTCCTTTCACATCAAAATGATTTTGTCCTTGGCGCACAGGATTGCCCCTGCGCTGGTTACTGCCGGGAGGGTGTCCGTGTCTATCAGGCATTGGAGGAGGGTGTCGTCGCTCAGATCGTCCCCGCCGCCACTTGCCGCCGCCTCGTTTATTGCGCCCACCAGATTGTTCTTGTCCTTGGTTTTCAGGTTGGACAGGTCGCCGATCTGGTTCTGCAAGTCCTCCAAAGTCTTTTGGTCGGTGGGTGTAAACACATAATCACTGGGCTTGTTCCGGGGGATGACCGGGAACACCTTTTCCGTTTTGGTGTACCCGTCTAAGGCGGTGCCCACCCATGCGTACACATGGAGAGGTCGCCCGGTTTGTAGTAACTCGTCCGGGATGGTGCATACCCCGTCCACAATGTCCACGTCCATACTGCGGCCAAAGAGCTTGTTGGCAAAATGCGCTTGCCCGACAGCTGAATCATCAAACTGTATCTGCCGCCCGGTGTCCCACTGGTATAGCTCTTTCCGGCCATCTTTTAAGATGATGTTCATTGGTTATCCTTTCTCAAAGTTCGGCTGGCATTTCCGCTTTGGGGAGCGGGTCGTGTATATAAGCCCCGTCCACATAGCGATTGTCGTAGATGTCCCCGGCCGGGAGGGTGTCCACCAGCACAGCGCCCTCTTTGGCGTACTGGGCATATGTGGCGGATAAAATCCTACCGTCCGTATCAAGGTTGAGTGCGTACATCAATATATCCCCCAAATCTGGTACAGGATGCATTCCGTGTTGTCCTGCTTCGCGTTCATTTTCTCACTATCGACATTGTAGTCGTAGCCGTATGCGCTGCCGATATGCACCTTGCCCCCGGCCACTCGGCTAATAACCCTCGTTTGTAAGGTGACATGGAGATTGTTGCTTATGGTCGTCCAGTGCGCTTCTGTCAGCACGCCGCCCCGATCGGTATTGTCGAGGATAAACCCGCCGTTCGTGCCCACGCAGAGCAAAAACGGGCAGTTTCCATCTATGTCAATATCCTGCGCGGGGAGTGTAGAGGTAGGGCTTGCGTTTGTCCAGAGCACAACAGGCTTTCCCCATGCGCCGATACCTTCCCGGGCTGTCGCCGGGGTATTCCCCCCTGTGCCGCCGCTTCCCACGCTCAGAGGGTCGCCCTCCAAGGTCACGCTGCCCCGGAAGTAAGCGTCAAAGTGGCAGTCAAACCCCGCTCTGGTCGGCGGCATACCCATAGACACTCGGTCACGGTTCAAGCCGATAAATAACGAGCCGGTGACAGGTTGGAGGATCTCCGCCCGGGCAGGAGCAGCACCCAAAGCATCTGTGACGGTCAGCTCCACGGTATAACTGCTGGCCTTGTCGATCACGCCGAAGATATACGCCTGACCGCTGGCAGCGTTGCCCTCAATGACGCTCCATGCCCCGGTTGACTTGTACCGCAGTACCGCTACCGCCGTGTTGTGCCCACCGCACGGGGCTATATCATATGTGGGCGTGGCACTTCCATAGGTGCCTCCGGCATCGTCCGGTGTCCCGTCCTCTGTGCATCTGTACACGGATAAGCCGATAGCAGGCTGATAATACTGATAGCACGTATCCGTGACAGTGGCAGAGGCAGTCCGTCCCCGGCTGTCCGTTACCGTCACCTTGTAGGTCAGCTCCCCCGTAGCGGTCAGGACGTTGGAGGTGCATTCGGCGTTTGTCCCGCTCTGCGCCGCTCCCGGCCCCGTAAAGGCATACCCGGCTATGGTCGCCCCGGTTCCCGGCTGTGCGGTGGCGGTCAGCTTGATCTGGCTGTACCCCTGCAAGGCAATGCCCCAGCCGTTTACCGTCTCATTGGCGTTGATTATCGTTTTCGCCAGCGTCACCGTGGGAATAACTGCGTCAGGTACAACAGCGTAAAAATAAGCCGTTGCAACCCCTCCCAGCTGTGCCCCGGATGCATCATACGTCCACAACTGCACCGTAGCCGTGCCCTTGGTCGCATTGGGCACTTGTGCCACCCACGATGCCGGGAGCGTAAAGGTGCAGGAGGCTCCTACGTTCTCAAAGGTCTGCGTCTCCGTTCCCAGCGTGATCTTGACCGTGTGGGTGTAACTGGTGCCGTACCGCTCAATGGTCACTGTTCCCTGCGTGGTGCCATCCATGGGCACATTCTCGGTCACGCTGGATATGCTGCTGTTGGCCGGGTCATAACTTATACTCACGCCGTAGATCTCGCTTGTCCCGGCGTAGTTGCTAACGTTCCCGTCCCTGTACTTCCCGATGCAGAGGATAAAGGTTCCGCTGCTCCGGATAGCGTTTAGCATGGTATCCGTCAGGGTGATGGTGGTGGATGTGCCGTTGAGGGTGGCGGTCATGTACACCTCATCCGTCAAATCCTCGATAAACCCGGCTTCCCTCTGCACGGCGAGGAATACCGGGAAGTCGGTCACGCTGGCGTGGGTGAGGATAAGGGAGCCGCTTCTGACCGTATTGGCATCCAGCGCAAAGGCCGCTATCCGCTGGTAGGTTTTCCGCGCGGAAGATAGGGAGTAAGTACAGGTGCAGCGCACCGTTACCGTGTAGGTTGCGCCGCTCTCCACGTTGGTGGTGGTGTAGCTATAGCTCTCCCCGCTCCGTCCCTCGCTTGAGTACGCATTACCTATGAGCGTGCTTGTCCCGATGGAGTTTGTTCCGTTGGACAGCTGCCATGTGCCGATGGTGCCTCGGTTACTGCTCGCCGACTGGAAGGAGATAGCCGCTTTGGCGTTGGACTGCGCCGCACTGGTAGCCGTTTGCAAGGTTTTACCCGTGCCGGTGGCCGTAGCGGTGGACGTAAACCCGCCCTTGGTGCGCTTACCTATTGTGTTGATGCCCGTTTGCATCGTGGCAGATAATATAGGCATATGCTCCTCCTTATGACAATCTTCCGATCATGCCCACGGCGGTATTCTCTCCGCTTCCGAGGATGTAAAAATCCATCAATCTCCCGGTGGTACCGATGGTCAGTTGCTGGATCTGGGATTGCACCACGTACAATTTGCCAGCCGAAAAATACGCTATGGCGTTGTTCACGGAGACGGTTTTCTCATCGCCGGTAAAAAAGTACAGGATATCGTTTTCCAGCTTGAGTTTTATCTGGCTGGTGCTCTCACCTATGACGATACCGCCGTTTACGGTGGAGGTTTGCGCCATTAACCGGATAAAGCTGTGGATCTCGGAAAACTGCCGTGTGGTTTCTCCGTCTAAATCGCTCACGGTTTCGGAGATGCTGGTAAAGGATGCTTCGATCTGCCCGGCCAAGATCTCAAACCGGGATTGCATACTGGATCTTAATTGCTCCAGATCTCCCGTTGTGGCGTAATCTTGCAACGCCTCCATGATGATGGCCTGGGATTGTTGGATCAGCTGGGTTGTATTTTGTGCGCTGTCGGATATGGCAGATCTCAAACTGTCTGCCGTCATTTCCAGCTCTTTGGTGATCCTTCTGGTCTCGGTCACCGTGTACTGGGTGACGCTGCTTACCCCCTGATCCATGGATACGATGGTTCCGGCAATGGAGCTTCTTACACTGCCGATATCCACGCTTTCATATCGATTCTGTAAGGCGTTGTAGCGCGTTTTCACAATCTTGGCCTTAGCAGATATACCTAAACGGGAAAAATAAACGCCTACAACGTCTCCCAGATTCACGTTTTCCACAAATTCTCTCGATTGATACCAGGATACCGTAGTGCTTATGGTCGGCACCCCGGGATCGTGGTTGGAGATGTATTCCTGCGCTTTCTGCGTCAGCTCTTCGGCGGTGGGTTTGTTTTCAAATTCTTCTGTCAGGTCTAACAATAAGATCCGGGTAAAATCAAATTCTCCTTCCACCGGCACATAGGAGCTGCCAAGGTCGGCGCTTCCTTCCTCCTCCGAGTACCAGTACGGATACACGCCTGTATATACACCGCTGCCATCTTCTTCTTGGTTTACGTCCGTCATGTTTTTCCCGTACCGGATTGTCACGCCGTTGTCCTTCCCGCGGTGTGCCCATAATTTGACTTGGTATCGGTCAAACTCCAGCTCCCCGCCGTAGGTGTCCAATAAGCTGCCTCTTTGCCCGGCAACCAAAGACCGGGCAGAAGAAGGATAGGACACAACAAAGTCAGAGATAACCGTCTTGTCCGTTTCATATTCAAACGGGTTCTCGGTAACGGCGTTGGTTTTCATCCCTTCCAAGGCGGACGCAAGGGAGGGAGCGTTAAAAGGCTCTATCACAATGCCGCTCAGGTCATAGCTCAAGTGCTGGGCATTGATGGTCACCACTCCGTTTATGGGACGACTTATCTTATAAACCCTAAAGGGCTGGGGCCTTGCGGTAGGATTGGGCTTTGCCAGGATAATGGAGCGTAAAGTTATATCCGCATAATGCAGACCGTTCAGTCTGTATTGCATTTCCAGTTCAAAGGGCCCGTTTAATGTTTCCTCCACCACGCAGGAGATGCAATCAGACAATGCCCCCAACCCATTGTTATCCCACGCCGCAGCAGTGGGAGGATACAGTCTCGGATAGTTCATAGTGTCCACCATCTGGGGGTGATCTTCACGGAGGTTACAGTCCCCGTCCAGCTTATATTGTTTGCCCCCTCACGCAACACGGGGAAATCCGGGGCATTGATTATGCCGTTCAAGTTTGTCGCGCCGTTATAGGCGTTCTGAGTTTCGCTGTCCAGCGTGATCTTGCTTTCCAGTCCGGTTATCCCTACATCCACATCCCCCACCGTCAGGGTGATATCTCCGGATCCGGTCACTTCTATCAAGGGGAGCGCCGGGAACGGATTGGGCCCGGTCACGCTTCCCGCCGCCGTAAGGGTTACAGGGGTTTCCCCTGATAATAAAAATCTCCTTGGGTCGCAGTTAAAGGAGATGGTTGCCCGTCCAAAGCGGTTAAGGATATTTTCTATATCCATGGGGCCTTCAAAAAATGCGAGGCGGAAGGTGTCCGCCTCGTAACTGTCCTCTAACCTTTGGTACCCGACAGGCCCGGCCAGCCATGCCGCTGCTGCTTTGGCAATGGTCGGCAGTTTGGGCTGATCGGCGCTCAAATAAACCATATACTCCTGCGCGTAATTGTTGTATCCGCCCAGATCCTCCACCATGTCCCCAGACTTCCCCGGGATGGAGGTTATAAGGAGCTTCTTCTGCGCGTAGGTTCTTCCGGGGTATCTCTCTACAATGACCTTCACGTCATCGCTGGATTTTCCCGCCCATTTGATCATTGCCACACCGCCTCTCTCCGGTTTACTTCGGCTTGCATTCTGCGCATGACCGCATCCGCCAGGGCATTTACATCCTGCCCCTCAGCGCCGTATACCTGTATGTTGATGCCGCCCCAGTTGGTGGTTGTGCTGCCACCGTTTACGGATCCTCCGGTTTCCGGGATATTGTCCCATGCGGTCTGCGCTCTCTGGATAGACGCATACGCCGCTTCCGACAACCGGGAGGATGCACGGGTAACAAGGGGGATGCTCTTTTCAAACCCCAGCGCAAACCCTTCTCCGTCATATTTGCCCAGACGCATATATTTTTTGGACGGGCTCTTGATCATGTCGGATCTGGCTAAGCTTCCCTGCCCGGCAGCGGACAATCTTGCAGCAGCAGCGCCTACTCTACCGGCCATGCTCTCAATGCCACGCGCGTAGCCTTCGCCGCAGTTCACTCCAAGTTCATAAAATGCGTTTGGATTGAGCTGTCCCCTTGCCGCCGTGGCAGCATCCGCAAAATTCCCGGCAAGGATATCCTTCAGCTGCCCGGTTTCCCGCATGGCCGCAATTATTTCTTCAATTTCTGCATCCGTGGCCGTTCTCAATGCTTCCAGAGCGGCGGCGGATTCCATGGAGCCATCCGCAAAGGTGGCTGCCAGCTCGTTCACACCTTCAATGTTCCGGCTGGTCAAATCGTTAAAATTGCTGGTGTAATTCTTAAAATATTCGATCTGGCTCTGTTTGGCCGCGATCATTTCCTGCACGGAGGTTTTGGTCTTATTCTCGACTTTATCCCACTCGCTAAACTGCCCATCCAGACTGCTCCGGGCCGCTTCGTATGTTTTATCATATGCCGCCTGGGCTTCCTCCATGGCCTTGGTCTGTGCTTCTACCGCTTCCTGAGTTTTCTGCGCGGTGGCCTCGGTGGTAGCCGCAACCTTTTCCTGCGTTTCTCCAAATCCTGCTATTTCGGTGTTGGTTTTTTCTACCTCTGCTCCCAGCTCACCCACTACTACTTGTTGGTTTGCAAGGGCCACAGACAAACTTGTGATATCATTTTCAATTTGAACCTGTTCGAAAGACTTAAACGGGCTGCCGGTGTCTATCTCTGCAAGACTTTGCTTCAGTTCTGCCAGCTTGGCCGATAAGCGTTCCTGCTCTTTCAAAGCCGCATTGTACTGTACCTGCACGTCTACGGCTTTATTCATCAGGGCATTGGCTTCTGCCTCCTTGACGCGCATTGCCACCAATTCCTTTAGGCTGGATACATTTGCGTCTATAAGGCCGGTTTGCTCGTTGTACAGACCGGCCAGTTCCGGCATGACCTCCACAAGCCTGCTGGATACTTCTTTCAGCAGTTCCGTTTCTCCCGCCGTCCTATTTGTTTTCTGCGCCAGCTTCTCATACGAGTCGATAAGCGCAAGACTTTCATCCTGCGTATCTCTGGCCGCAGATACGTTTTCGTTGTAGGTGGTGTTTATGGATTCCAGATTCCGCTGGAACATCTGAGTTTTTATAGCCGCTTCCTGAGCCGCCCGGTAATACTCGTCCGTTTCCATCCTCGCATCATGGATGGAGGTTGCAACCGCAACGGCAGCTCCGGACAAAGCTACAAGCGCCGCAATTCCTATAGCCACCTTGGGGGATCCCAACTTTTCAACAAACCCGCCCAGACCCTCGGATATTTTTTTTATGTCGTCTGCCTGTTTAGCCAAAGAGGTAAGCCCGGATAATGTTTTCACGCCAGCCACCAGACCGCCTCCCACAAGAGCTACGTTTTTCATTGTGGTCAGCATCCCGCCAAGGGATTTATCCAGTTCTCCGCTTTTTAGTTTGAGCGTGTCTACCACATTGGGGATGGATGTCGCCGCTCTCTTTATGACCGGCGCCACGTTGTTGTATACGTTTACAAAACTATCCGCTACATCTTCGGTCAGCTGTGCCACGTCTGACTCAGAGTCGCCCAGCCCGGCCACAAAAGTTTTAAAAGCCGCAGACAGAGAACCCAAAGATCCCTCTATGGTTTCCGCCGCCTCCCGCCTGAAATTTCCTGCGTATTTGGTGGTGCGCTCAAAAAAGTACCGCATGGACAATTCGGCCTTTTCGGCGTTGGTCATCTGGGAAAATGCTTTATCCATGCCCAGCTCCAGCCGGTAGGCTTCCAGGGTGGTGGCATTCATCGCCACGCCCAGGTTATCCATCATAGTATAATTGCCCTTGGCCGCGCCGGTAACGGCTTCCAGTGCCGAGGACACATCAATACCCATGACAGAGGCAGCGTCCGCCGCTCTCTCTATGGCAAGCGTGGTCAGCTCCATAGACCTTTCTACGCTCAACCCGGAGCCCTGGAAAAGTGCGCCCATCTTATTGGCCACTGCCAGATATTCCGCCTGGGACGTGCCCAAGGTCTTGGATGCGGTTTTAGACGTTTGTACAATTTGGTCGGCATAGTCGCCAAACACCGCCGCCGCACCGCCTACGGCCTGCTCCAATGCTCCGTAAGCCTTAACCACCTGCGTTCCTAAAGTCGTTGCAACTGTCAGAGATGCCGCCGAAAATGCAAGTGTGACATTCAGTGCCTTATTCAGTTTGTCAGCGTAAAATGCAACCTTATCCGCCGCTTTCTTGGATTCTTCCGCCTGCCTCTTTTGAGCCTCCGCCAGGTCTTTTTCTCTCTGGGCCGCGTCCGATGCTTCGGTTTGCAGATCTCCCAATTCCGCATTCAGCTGGTTGATGGTGGCCGAGGTGTTGTTGATATCCGCCTGCGTCTTTGCAATGGCGTTACCCATGTCCTCATAGGCGCGCTGGGCGGTTGTAACCTCTTTACTGCCCTCCCCGTATTGGGCCTTTACTTCCTCCAGTTGCTTCCCGTAATCCTGGTATTGCTTCTGCTGCTTCGCGAGCAGGTCGGTGAGGGTGGCAAGCTTGTTTTTATGGTTTTCGATTTGTTTTGTCAGTATGGGGATCTTTGCGGCGGCTTTCTGCTGTGCGGTGGCGTTTTTATCAAAGGAGGATGCCAGCAATTTCAGCTCAGAATCCAGTTCCTTATCCGCCTGGGTGATGCTTTTTATCGCCCGTCTATATTCCTGTTCGCCCTCTATGGCGATCTTTGTCTTTATATCGCTTGCCATGGGTTACCTCAGTTCAAAAATATCAAAATCTGCCGGAGCTTCCTCTTTTTCCTTTGCCGTGCCGTTATATACGGCAAGGCAGGAGATCATGTCAACAAACTCCCCGTACCGGGTGGACAAAATCTCCTGCCTTTGCATGCCTAACTTGCGCCCGTAAAACAGGGCCCATGATAGGGTTAATCGCCGTCTTGTCTTTTTTTTTGAGATTCCAGCTTGACGGTTACGGCGGTATCCACGTCAAAGCACCTAAACACTTTTTCCCTGAGGAGGATGTACTCCGGCATTTCCAGCCCCAACACATCCTCCACGGTCAAATAGTGTTCGCCGTCCGCGGCTTTGCTCAAAATAGAGATGATCTGCGCCCACGTTATGGTTTGCTCTTCGTAGGACTTCCCTTCGCCCGCCAGCAACAGGCCCACATTGCCAAAGTCCTCATCTTGGCAAAGCTTAGCGATCTCAATGGACGCGCCTACTGTCAACGCCAGTTTTTCCTCCATCGTCATACCCTCAGGCGGTGATGTTAAGCAGCTGCTTGATCACAGCCACCGCATCCTCCTGGCTCTCCAGGTCGTCCACGTGGTACTGCCAGTTGTGGGCGGAAGTATCATCCCTAAAGATCTGGGCCGTGAGGGGAGTGTTCTGCCAGTCAATGGTTTTTTCTTGCGTGGCAGCGGCTACCGCCTCGGGGTTAAACTTGGCCTTGGTCAGTACAATACCCCGCCAGGTAGTCACGCCTCCGGATCTGCGCCGCTGCAGGAACCCGATGCCCACATAAGGAGCCTGGGCGGAATCACCATACTTGTAGACGCTTGCTTTTTTGCTTCCGCCATTGCCGATGGTCACTTCTTCCGCGGCCGGGAGGCCCATAACAAGCGCTTCAGTCTCACCAAGCAGACCGTCAATGGTGATGGTGACCGTGCCATCGGAAAACTCGCCGGAGGCATTTTCTGCCGCCTGGTTATCGGCGTAGAAAATGTTATCCTCTGAGAAATTAACGTCCAAAGACAGGGACACACCGCGCCCCAGGGGAACGCCATCGGAGTAGGTGGTAGTGCCGCTAGTGTTGCTATACTTAGCAACGTAGACATCGCTAAAACCGGTAATTACTCTTCCGTTTGCCATATTCATATCCTCATTTCGTGATTTTGTTTACTTCTTCTTCGTAGGTTTCCAGCATCTTTTTTTGAGCCGCAGCCTTGGAGCTCCGAACCGTTTTTTTGATAAAAGGATAGGCACGCCGAAAAGACGTGCCCCGCTCTACAGATCTGGCTATCAGCTGATTGGGCTGTCCGCCAGGGTACTTTTTTGTGCGTATCCCGTTATACCCGTCAAAGCCGATCAATACGTTGTAACCGTCATTTTCGTGCTTCATGGGGGTGATGCCGAAACTCTCTTCAAGCCCTTGCTTTTGCAGGGGCTGAATGCCATACACCGGGTTTTCCGGCGTGCCAATGCGGTTATCCGTTGGGATACCCTGTATAGCCTGACGCATATTGTCAGCCACCACACCAGCCCCTTCATACAGAGTGCGCCGGATGATCTCCGGGGCCTGTATGCTCAATTCTTCAAGCTCGGCTATTTTATCTTCCAGCCCTCTAATGGTCATCTTCGCCATATCAGGCAACCTCCCAATCCCATGAGTAGTGGATCAGGTTGGTTTCTTCTTCATACAGTGCATCCGTCAGCTCCCAGGCCATTTCCATGGACTCCATGGCTTCCTGCACTTGATCCACTACCGGATCAAATTCGGTTTGTGTGTAGTAGTCCACTTTGCCGGTTATTCCCTGTTCTGCCTTGTGGTTGTCGGTTTCAAAACCGTTATCACCGTCCTCGGCCCACACCAAAAATGGGGCCTGTAATCTGGGCCGCCAGTAGTGGTATGTATTGGGGGTTACCGCTGCAAAGGTCTCTCCGATGGCTTTAAGTCGTGATTGCAGAGATGTCATACAGATCATCCACCTTTCTGAGTGTCAGGTCGGTGACCTTCAGTCCGTCATCGTCCAACAGGTGCTGCACGTTGTCAATCCGGTATTGCTCTCCGGTTTCCAGCACTGCATACATGCCTATCTGGATATTAGGGTCATCCCACACCCTTACAAGCATATCAATCTGCTGGTTTACGCCTTGCGCCGCGTAATACCGGCCATAGCCTATTGTTCGTGCGCCGTAAAAATGCCGCCAGAGCTCTTGCAGCTGTGCCTTGGGCATTTGTCCCTGATTGGGAGGATACTCAAGTCGGCATATGGTAAGCAGTCCGTCATCGTAGGTCATTGGGACACCTTCTCGCTAAACAGTCGGTTGTTCAACGCCCACCGCAGCATTCGGGGCATGGGCGGGTTGTCCTCCGCCCTTTTGCGATAGAGATACGCGGCATACATCACTATCAGCTCGTTATCCTCCGGGGTGTCCTGCAAGCTGATTCCCTCCCGGGATATTAACTCCCGGGAGGTCAAGAGGAGGTGTGCAAGATAGTCATCGTATACCGTGGTGATCATGCTGAGGTTAAGCTTAAGCAACTTGAGCAGATCTGCCTCGGTCATGCGCTGCCTCAGGACTTGGTGATGGTGACGGTGTACACCTTAACGGCGTTGCCGTTTTTCACGGTTATGGTCAGGGGCTTGGTGCCGGTGACAGGGGTGAGGGTTTCGCCGTTTACGATGTTTTTGCCGTTGTAGGACAGTGCCACGTTTGCGGCAGCCTGGGCAGGAGTGGCAGTTACGGCAGCGGCACCGGTCATGGTAGCGGTGTAAGCGGTGGTAGCCGCGTCAAAGGCAGGGGACAGGGTAAGCCCGCTGATTCCGTTCAGGTCTGCATCATTTGCAGTGTCGGCGGCAAAGTCCATGGAGGTGGTCACAGCGCTGCCGTTGATGTTGATAGCCACAAAGGCACCGGGGATAACGGGAGCGCCGTCCGCTCTGGCCTTGCCCCGGAAAACGGTGTTGTCCTGGATAAACTGTACCTCCCGGCTGGCCTCGATGCTCATACCGGCACGCTGGACAAACAGGTACAAATCGCCATAACCGCCGACGATATCACCGTCAGGCATAAACTCCAATACCTCGATGTCGCCGGATACGATAGGCAGGATGCCGTACACGTTGGCCTCCACGTCACCGGAGGCGGTAATTTTGATAGCCTTGGATTTAAGCAAAGCATAGGTCTTGGAGTTCATGGCCCAAAATTGATTGCCGCGGCTGTAACGGGTATAGGTGTTACCAACCGCCACCTGCAAAGCCGCCCAGAACTCAGCGCCGGTCTTGTCGCTGGCGATCTGCAGGATGTTGGTGGTGTGCAGGTCAACCCAAGCCGGAGCGTTGGCAGGATAATCGGCAGGCTTGCTCTGCTGGGCAAGACGGGTCACAATGCCCAGAGGCATTCTGTTCGCCGCGCCCTTACCGTACAGGATAGCCTTATCCTCCGCCATGCCGATGGCTTCCGCCAGCATCTCCACGATCCAGCTGGCAAGATTCACATCGTTATCCTCAAGCAGGCTGTTGCACACAGGCACAAAACCGGCTACTTTGTATCCGTCAAGAGTGACCTGGTTAAATGCAAAGGTCAGTTCGTTGATGGCTGCGCACATTTCCGTCCACACAGCTTCAGGGACGGTACCTGCAATGGTCTGCCGGGCTTCTCCGGAAACGTTACGCACACGCACCCGCCGCAAAAGCTTGCTATAGCGGTACATGTTCTCGGCGATCAGATCCAGCATGACCACGGGGATAGTCAGTTCGCCGCCAGTGATGGCCCGGCTCTGGCCCTTCATGCTTCTGAGCTGGCCCAGAAATTCTTTCACCTGGTTGTCGCCCAGGATCATGTTCCGCTCTTCCATGGTGAGCGCGTCAAACGCCCGGACGCTCATATCCAGGCTGCGTACATTGGTTTTGATGTGCATCTTGTTGCTCCTCTCGGTTTTCTTTTCGGGTTCGGGAGCCTTGCGCTCCAGGTCGGTAAGGTCTTTTTCTAGCCCTTCGATTTCAGCGTTGAGGGTATTCACTGCCTCGTCGTGGGCCTTTTTCTCCGTGTCAAACTTCTCCACTTCCTCAGATACGGCTTTCTGGGATTCTTCGTCTTCAGCCTCACCGATAGCGGTTTCCAGTTCCTTTTCCCGGGTCTCAAAGTCTTTATCTTTGGCCCTGAGTTCTTCCAGCTGCTGCTTCTTCAGATCGATAGACCGCCGCAGCATGATAGTTTTAAGTGCCATTTGCAGCTCCTTTCAGCTTAGCGGTCATTTCATCCCGCCATTTTTTTACTTGTCGTTTCTTGATTTCATCCCGCTCGGCTTTTCGTGCCTGCACGCCGGTATCCTCGTAAGCCGGGAAGGTCACTACGGACACCTCGTACAGTTTGACCTTGCGGATGTGCCATGCAGCGGGTTCCCCGTCCTTGTACTCCACGTACTCATCTGTGATGTCAAACCCAAAGGAGCACTGTGACACGTCCCCGCGTTTTACACGTTCGTACAGGTTCACCGCGTCCTGGTCAGCCTGATTCACGAGGATACTGCCCCAAAGACCCATTTCATCCAGTCGGAGGGTCAGCGTGCCGGAGATCGTGCGCCCCAGCACCAGAGTAGTATCATGGTTGGTCAGGGCCCGCACATCTCCGTCCGTTTCTCCGTCAAACGCGCCGGGATCTATGGTTTCATACGCTCCATCCCATAACTCATACCGGCTGTTGTATACGGCAAAATATCCTTCGATGTAGAGTTTACCGTCCTCCGCCCGGGTACTAAAATCCCCGTTGCGGGAAATAGCGTAGCGTTTACAGATCATCTGCACCGCCTCCGTTCAATTTGTTTTGTTCCCCTATCATTCCACGGGGGATGTAGTTCTCTAAGATAACCAATTCGTCCAAGCCGTCCATGGGAGACAGGCCCAGCCAATCCCTAACCTCATTTCCCGTCATGATGCCGCGCACAAACTGGTCATCCGCCACACGCGCCAGTTCTGTGAGGTCATAGTTGTACAGGCTTCGGCTATTAAATCGGAAATACAGATCCGGGCTATATAGGAGCTTACGCGTTAATTCCTGCTGGATATTCTGTGCTAACGGCATAATGCGCGTGGAAATAAAGCTGTTCCACGCTTCCCGCTTGAAGTCTCCCACGCCCAGCACAAACGGCGGTACTCCAAGGATGGTGGCAACCGTCTGCTTGTCCAGTTTAACAAAGTCCGCCAGCGCAAGATCGGATAAAGTCAAAGGCTTTACCTGCTCTACAGAAAACTGCTCCGATGGTATAAGCCAGGGTTCCCCGGCTTCTCCGCTCATGGCGTAGCTTTCCAGAAGCTTCTTTCTTCCATCTGGGCTGGAAAACTCATCCGTCAAAGCGTCCACTTTGACGATTATTGACGGTTTCCACTTGGACGACATAAAGCCCCGTTCCGTTGCCGATGCCTGTTTGAGGTTTGTTGCAACGCTCGACAAGGCTATCTGGTACCCTTCGCCAAGCCACGGATAATAACTCCCGGGGTTGGCGACAAAATGGAGCACATCCTCCGGATCGTACTCCTGACCGGCTACAATCACCTTGTAGCCAAACGCCCCATCCGGCACAAAGGACGCAAACGCGGGAGGGATAGGCACCAGCTGCCGAATATACCCGCTTTCCGTCCTTGGATAGACAACCGCATTCCCGTTCCCGTCCAATAACATGGTACGCACGATCCACTGCACAAAGTTGGATCTGGTCATGTACTTGTTGGGGTTTATGTCGACTCTCCGGCTCAGTTCATTGACTATGCGCACATCGCCTCGGTCTGTATTATGCATAAGATGGATTGTCATCGCTCCGATCAACCGTGCAATGGTGTCCACAGCCGTTATGATCTCCGGGTTATGTGCCAGGTTGGTATATCCGGCACACGCAAGAGATGCATCATCGCCAGCCCAAAAACCGACTATGCCGCGCTTTTTAGGTTCCGCCCTCGGTGCCGGACGGCTTCTGTTCTTTTTACTCACTCTTCATTTTCTCCCCACCATTTTTTCCCGGCCTTGGATCTCTCAAGGCTCTCAAGGTAGCGGATGCAGGCAAACACAGACGCATCAAACAGGTCAATGCGGTGTTCCGGCTGCACCTTGTCATATTGGATCATGTCGTCCGTTTTCTCTACGGCTGACACGTTCTCCACGCAGTATTCATACGCTTCGCTGTGCAGGTAGTACAGGCTTCCGTTCTTCGCACATTGTTCAATGTGGCGGAAGCCTTCTGACTTTTTGTAGTAATACTGAGGCTGGTCGATGATCTTAAATCCGGCCTCTTTCATGCCGATAAAATATTCCCGGCAGAATTTGCGGTCATGGCCCACTTGCCGGATCTTAAATCCCTTTTTGCGCATGGCCACAAACCAGTTGACCACATCGGCATGGTTGACGGTCGGTGTGTTGCACATGGTCAGCCACCCGTCATCCTGCCAGCCAAACAATGGTATATTGTCCTCATCCGCTTTTTCGTGTGCCCTGACGATTGGAAAAAACGCATGGGAAATGATGATATCCGTCCCTTTGTAATTCCCATATAAGCATGCCGCCGTCAGGTCGTGCAGCTTGGACAGGTCAGCACCGCCGTACCAGTCAATGGGCAGCTTCGCCAGTTCGTCCAGCGTCCAGGTGTATTTCTGGTCGCTCTTTCTAAATTCATCGATGTCAAAGTAGGCCCGCATAGCGGAAGAATACACGTTCAGAGATTTCGCAAAAAAGTCCTTCCGTTGCTGCGGATCGTTAAGCGCTTGCAGGCTGTCGTTTAAGATCTCCGCAGGCCGGATGCTCACGCCATAAGCCGGGTTTGCCATTTCGTGGATCTTCGGATCCGTAAAATCTACGCTTCCGTCCCGCACCCCATCCGGAGCGCAGCACATAAAAATAAAATATTGTTCGTCCTTCACCGTGCCGTCCAGCACCTTCCGGCAATACTTTAATCGTTGTCCCAAAAATGCCTGATCGTTATCGCCAGCCGTTGAAATTCCGATCAGCAGTTTGTTTGTGTAGGCTTTCATGGCCTCTTTAAACAGGTTGTATTGCTTCGGCTTCTTAAAGGCGTGGATTTCATCGCATATCGCAATGTTGCAGTTTAAGGAGTCTTGTGTGTCTGCATTCGCCGCCAGGGCCCGAATAAAAAAAGACCCGTCCGGAAGATTGGCGGTCATGGAGTGCTCGTTGTTGTTGTCTATAATTTTTACCGCCCCGCCGTGCTTTTCGTCTTCGCCCATCCGCTCCACGTTGTAGCGGAGGAAGTTATAGGATTCAAGCGACTGCATAAGGGCAGCTGACGCAATGTACATTTTCGCCCCGCTGCGCCTGTACCATAATGACAGGGCCCAGCTGAGGGCAGCGGCAAAGGTCGTTTTAATGTTTTTCCGGGGTACGAATATAAGCGCCTCGTGATACCTTACAATATCCGTTCCCCTGAGCTTAAATCCCAGGAGATTGTAGATAATAAACTTGTGGTACGGTTCCAGCAAAAACGGCTTCCCGCGCAATGGTGTTCCGTCCAACTGTTCCCCTTGCTGGTGTACCAGTGTTTTTTCAATGATCTGGATGCAAAACTCCGGCCCTTTGGGATGCATCTCATATTCTGGATTTTCCAGATCCGCAAAAAACCGCTCGACCGCCTGCTTGAGTTCCGTGCAGGCAATTTTCTCGCCGCTCCGTATGCTTTCGGCGTACTTAAGCACCACGGGCCAGTTTTTACCCTTAGTCTGTTTCAATCTGCATCAGAGCAGCGGCAAGGCCGCTCGGTTTTTCTTTTGTGGGCCCGTCACCGCTTACTTTTTTGTAGCTGCTGGGTGTGAGCCCCAATTCCCGCCAGTACGCCAGAGCGGATTTATTCAGATCGTCCCACAAAATAAGCAGAGGATTCTTGACAATGTTTGTTGCGCCTCCTTTGTTGGTGTGCCTCACCACAGGATTTCCGCCCGTATCCTCGTACAGATCCAGCGCATCATCCCGCTTTTCTAAAATACCGGCAAGGGTGGTTATAAGAGGCGCGTATTCCTTCGGCGTGATGCCTTTTTCACGGCACATTTTCTTTATTATTTTTTCCCATGCTCCGGTATCCACTTTAGTTATACCCCTTTTCCACAATTATCTCTCAGAGTTGGAAA